CACCAATCCTGGCACTCTGTTGGGCTTTGGTACTTGGACGGCCTTCGGCGCTGGCCGAGTCATGGTGGGCTTTGACTCTGGTAACGCCTTGTTTGACACGGCTGAAGAAACAGGTGGCGCTGCGGATGCTACGCTGCCAAGCCACACGCACACTGGTACAACTGATGCAGGGGGTTCGTCCTCTGGGTCTGTTACAGGCGGCGTAGGCGGTGATTTTGGCCCGTTTAGTTCTGCAACTGGAGTGCTTGCTTTATCTGATAGCGTGGGCAATCGTCCCCAAGGTGCAGCTGGTACTGGAAGTTCTCGCACAGCGACTCTTACCATCCCAACTCATACCCACACAATTACAACTGCATCCGCTGGCACAAGTGGCACAAACGCCAACTACCAGCCTTACATTACAGTTTATTTGTGGAAAAGAACTGCATGATCACGCACCACTTCAGCGATGGTCTGTATGCCAAAGAAACCGCATTTGCGGCTGGCACAGCCATCCTGAAGCATACGCATGATTTCAGCCATTTGTCAATTCTTGCCAAGGGTAAGGTTGCGGTTCTGCGAGGCACAGAGATTGACATTGTTGACGCGCCAGCTTGCATTGAAATTAAGGCTGGAATGACGCACGGCGTCAAGGCCGTTACAGATTGCGTTTGGTTTTGTATTCACGCCACAGACGAGAAAGACCCGTCTAAAGTGGACGAAATTTTGATTGGAGTTTGATATGCCAGCAGTAACAGCAGCAGTAATCGGCGGGGGTGCTTCCTTATTGGGCGGTTTGCTAGGCGGTAGGTCTGCTGAACGCGCAGCCCGTACAAGAGCCGATTCAGAAATGAGAGTCGCGCAGCTTGCGGCTGAAGAGGCGCGTTTCCGTCCGGTAGGCATTACAACTCGATTTGGTACGTCAGATTTCCAGACTGATGCAAATGGTCGCGTCATTGGGGCTAACTACTCGCTAGACCCTGCCCTTCGCGCCTATCAAGACAGGTTTATGGGTTTGGCTGGTGGCGGTCTGTCCCAAGCTGAGATGGCACAAGAACAGTTTGCTCCTTTAGGTAGCGCGGCTCAAGGTCTTTTTAATCTTGGGGGTCAGTATATTGCAGAGTCGCCAGAGCAAGCTGCACAGAAGTACATGCTTAGTAAACAGAATCTGTTAGCACCAAGTCGTGAACGTCAATATGGTCAGTTGCAGACCAACTTATTTAATACTGGGCGCACTGGATTGGCTGTTGGTGGCACTGGATTGCGGCCTGGTGGCGGTGAGGGGCTAAGAGCCGCTAACCCTGACGTGGAAGCCTACTACAACGCCATTGCTCAACAAGACGCACAACTAGCCTCTGAAGCCATGGAGGCTGGTCAACGACAAAGTTTGTTTGGCGCAGATTTGTACCGTCTTGGCGGGAATTTAGGAACTCAAAATTATGGTTTACAAGCTGCGGCTCTTGGCCCATACGAGGCTTATCTGGCTCAGATGAAGCAACTTGAGGCTTTGGGTCAACAGCCGCTTGATCTGGGCATTAACATTGGCTCAAAAGGTCAAAGCACTGGCGCGGCGCAAGCGTTGCTAAGTGGTGGCATGGCTGCGGCGCAAACAAGGGGCGCGGCCGATGCCTACAATCCGTTTGCTACTGCGCTGACTCAGGGCGCTTCGTCGTTTGGCAAAGCATATGAAACTTATCGCCAGCCATACGAGAGCGCAAAGACCGCCATCGGTCAATACGGTGCTGAAAATGTGTATGGTTATGGTGGGCAAGGCACTGTGCCAATGATGGATGCTTCGGTTTTTGGAAGCCCAGATCGCGGAACGTTTTACTAAGGACTAAATCATGGCAGAAATTGTCCAATCCCTTTTTGGTGTGACGCCTGAGTCATATCGTCAGGCACAGCAAGACCGTGTTGATGCACAGGCTTTGCAATACGCTAGACTCGACCCGTTTCAGCAAGCCAACTTTGCCATTGGCCGTGGTGCTGCTGGCTTGGGCAGTGCTATCAGCGGCGCTCTGGGTGGGCAAGACCCTGAGTTGCAACGCATCACAATGCGCCAGCAGATAGCTGGACAACTTAACCCCAACGACATATCTACATTTGATCGAGGCATTGAGATGTTGCGTCAAGGTGGTGATGGTCAAGGCGCTTTGATGTTGCAAATGGAAAGAGACAAAGCACAGCAGCTTGCTTTGACCCGTGGTGATGAAGCACTTGTTCGCTCAGATGCGGCAACTAAACGACGAATTGCGATGGAGTCCCAAGCTCGAACACAACAGGCTCAATCTTTGTTGCAAGGCGCATATCAACCAGCTACGCCAGATCAGCAACAATTTGTTGAGGTTGATGAGCAGGGGCAACCTGTAACGATACCTGGACGCCCAGCGTCTTTTAATATCAATCCTGTTTTGCCTCAACTCATGCAATCCTCAGAGGGACGAGCAGCCATTACGGAGCAAGCAAACTTGCTGCCAGCATTGCGTAAGCTGGGTGCAGCATCAATGCGTGAGGAAAATCCATTTGCAACGTTTCTTGCTGATGAAACCATCCCAAAGACTGTTAAAACCTTAGCCCAACAGTATTCAAAGAGTTTTGCAAGCGGAACTCTTGACCCTGAAAAAGCTGATGCCAGAATCAAAGAACTGTCTGAAATGACGCAACGCATTCAGCAATTTCAACAGAACCAAGATCAGATTACATCTAATCAAAAAGTACTGGCTGATTTACGTTCACAAGGATTGGATAACTCACGCCAAAGTCTTTTGCTTCAACAGCAACAAGCTCAACTTGCACAAGACAATGCTACATATAAGCGCGAAATGCAACAGGCAGAAGCTCTCCGCAAAGAAGAAGCACGCAAGAATAAACCGTTGCCAAGCTATTTGGCAAAAGAAGAAGAAGCAGATTACTCCGCTGCAAGTGCGGCCACCAACATCGCTACAGATGCGTATGGATACATCAACCGAATTAAAACTGGTGATATTAAATTTGGTGTAAAAGATTTAGCTAGCATTCGGGCGCGTCAGCTTGTAGGATCAGGTGCGCCAGATGTAGTGGCTCGTGAAGAATACGACAGGTTTGTAGAAAACTTGGTGAATGAGAGTTTGCGACTGAACAAAGGAACACAAACTGAAGGTGATGCTGTACGCGAGGCGAAAGCACTTAAAAGTTCAGAATCAAAAGAGGCTGCTGCCGCTGCAATGAAAAGATTGATTGAGATCAACACACGCCGTGTAGAGAACGCATCAAGCGCAGTGGAAAAGCGCCGAGCTAATGCAGGGTTTCCTTCAGCGCCTCAACCGATTGTTATTCCTCAGTTTGATGTGCAAATTATTACGCCAGCCGAATACAACAGCTTTTTGAAGAATCCTAAATTCCCAAGTGGCACAGTTTTTGTTGATCCTGATGGCGTAAGAAGGAGAAAACCATAATGTCCTACAAAGACGCACCACTAGCTGACCAGCCACAAGGTAACCAGCCACAGGCATTTACATCTGTCCTCGGCCCTGGCGTGCCTTACTCTGGCATAGCCGAGAGCGCCCGTGCCGTGGGTGGAGGCATAGCACTTGGTCTGCTTGATGAGTTAGAAGCAGCACTTCGCACAGGCTCAATCAGTGGCCCTGAGTACGAGCGCCAGCGCAATCAGTTGCGTGAGCAGCAAAAGCAATTCGGTCAAGACATGCCGATTGTTAAAACTGGTTTGGAAATTGGCGGTAGTTTGCTTGTCCCGTTTGGGGCTGCGAAACAAGTGGCAAGACTAGCGCCGGAAGCGCAAGCCTTGGTCACAGGCACAACTTTAGGTGGACAAGCGGCTCGTGCCACTGGAGTAGGTACTGCAACTGGTGCAGCTTCTGGTTATGGTTTTGCTGAAAAAGATGAAGGCACGGCAGCGGCTGTTGGCGGTGTATTTGGCGGCTTGCTAGGTGGGTCTGTTCCGATTGTTGTGGATAAGTTCGGAACGCTGATTAAGAATGTCTTAAATTCGGCTGGCATTGGAGATCAACAAACCGCCACGTCAAAGATGCTGGCAAGCTACCTCAAGAAAGACAATCTCACACCAACCGAAGCGCAGCAAGCACTGGATGAATTGCGCCGGATTGGTGTTCCTAACCCAGTGATTGCCGACTTAGGCAAGAGTCTGCAAGACTTGGCCTACAGCGCCTATGTGGTGCAATCAAAAGCCAAGGGTGGAACACAAAACTTTCTTGAAAGCCGGTTGATTGACCAGCCCAATGACATCGTAAAGGGGTTGGTTGAAAAAGCGGGGCTGGCTAAAAACGTTAATGGCTTTGAGTACCTTGAGGCATTGACCGCAAATCAAAAGCGCATGGCAAGCCAGTTGTACCCAGACGCCTACAGCAAGGCTATCAGCGCGACTCCATTTCGGCAGTATGTTGACAGACCTGTATTTCAAAAAGCCTATGAAGAAGCTGTTAAACGCGCTGGCGTTTTTGGTCAAACACTGCCCGATCTCAGTGCAATTCGCAACGCGCAGTCAGTGCCTACCGACATCTTGCACCAGATTAAGATCGGTCTTGATCGTGTTATTGATGCTGAAACCGACAGCGTGACAAAGAAGATGACAGGTTATGGCGGTGATGTAGTCAAAGTTAAAAATGAGTTTAACGATCTCATTAAGTCACTTAACCCTGAATACAAAAAAGCCAATGCAGAGTTTGCAGATGCAGAGCGCATCAGCAAGGCTTTTAAGATGGGCGAGGACTATCAAAAACTTGACCCAGCAGAGGCCGCATCAAAGATTAAGAAACTTAACTCTGACGAGAAAGAAGCGTTTCGTCTTGGCGTGATGGCTGACATCAATAACCGACTTGGAACTTTCAAGGGAGGCGACTTTAACAAGCAAATCTTTAAGTCTGAGAATCAAAAGCTGTTGCTTAGAAATGCCTTTCCAGATCAGGCTTCTTACACCGAGTTTTCTCAGTATGTTAAGAGCTTGGGTCAGCAAAGCAGCACCAAGCAACGAGTTCTTGGCGGCTCTCGCACAGATGAAAATGCAGCAGTACGTGAAGAAGCAAATCTCTTGGGTTCACTTGCAACGGCGACTGCAACTGGCGACATGTTAAGCATGTTAAGGGCGGGTGGCACAGCTTTACTGTCAAGGGCAAAAGGCATTAGCAGCGAAACATCTGAAGCCTTGCAAAAGCGCTTGTTCAGTGTTGACCCAGTAGAGCAGACCGCAATCTTGCAAGAGTTAAATCGCAGGGCGCAAAGACCCAAGACCGGATTGTTAACTGGTGCTGCTGGTGTTGGCTCGGCTACTGGCATTTTGGGGGATTAATATGGACTGGCTAAAACAAATTGCCCCCACCATCGCAACCGCTATGGGTGGCCCACTGGCTGGAATGGCTGTGTCTGCCATCAGCAAAGCGATTGGCGTTGACCCCGACAAGGTTGGCGACCTGATCTCCAACAACAAGTTGTCCGCAGAGCAGATTGCTCAAGTCAAGATTGCTGAGATCGAGTTGCAAAAACAAGCACAAGAGCTTGGCCTCAATTTTGAAAAGTTGGAGGTTGAGGACAGAAAGTCTGCGCGGGAGATGCAAGCTACCACCCGCAGCCGAATGCCGCCAATACTTGCGGGTACGGTTACAGTGGGCTTTTTTGGCATTATGGTGATGATGTTTATTGGCAAGGTGGACAGCAGCAACCCTGCTATTTTGATGATGTTGGGCAGCTTAGGCACGGCTTGGACTGGAATAATCGCGTACTATTTTGGCTCCAGCGCTGGCTCACAAGCTAAGACCGATCTACTTTCTAAGTCAGGGCCAGTGAAATGAACCTTACCGAACACTTCACCCTTGCTGAACTAACTACCACCAGCCACCGCCAGTTTGACAACACACCAAACGATGCAGAACTAGCCAACTTGCAAAAGCTGGCAGAGTTTTTGGAGGAGGTCAAAGCGCTGCTGGACGGCAAGCCAATAATGATCAACAGCGCCTTCAGGTCTAAGCAAGTTAACGATTCAGTAGGCAGCAAGGACACCAGCCAGCACCGCACGGGCAGCGCGGCGGACATCCGAGTGCCAGGCATGACTCCGGACGCCGTGGTGAGGGCTTTAGTGGCCTCAGACCTACCTTTTGATCAGGTTATCCGTGAGTTTGACGCATGGACTCACATCAGCATCAGCCCAACGCCTCGCCGTCAGGCACTGATCATTGACCGCGCTGGGACTCGGCCTTTCGCATAAGCGCCCGATACGCTTCAATCGCGTCTTTGAGATCGCACTGAAGCTGCTGAATCCGTTCATCTTGCTGAACCATTTTGTTGTTCGCTTCTTCGGCGAACTGGGCTAGGTTTTCTTGCGTCCAAGTTTTGAAGTTTGACATTTCGTATCTTTAACAATCTACTGATTACAGTGTGGCTAACATTAAAGCGCCGCGCTATTTCTTTCTGGTTTACGCCAGCATCGTGCAAAGTATAGACTCGGCTGACTGAGATGTCCTTGGGCGGTCTGCCAGCACCGGCTCTCTTGCCTCCGTGGGTCATGTTGACTCTAACCCATGATCAAACGCCCATTTATTTGGGTCAATAGGTGCTGTCTCTCCAGCAGTCAAGTCATTGCCGCCGACTTTGGGCGCACTTACCGCACCATGAGGAAATCCGTAAGAAGCCTCGGGTGCGGCTGCAACTTGTATTAGTTTCTCATACAGCGCATCTTGGTTTTGTTTCCACTGAGGCGCTACAGTCGGGTCGTAGGACATGTATTGATCGTACATCTTGAGCAGAGTCTCGCGGTCAAGGTAATAGTTGCGTACTGTTGCCAATTCAAAGATGTCCTTTGATAGTGCCAGCATTGCGGCTTTGTGGTGCTGGTCATCTCTGCCCCATTCAGACACTAGCTTGGCGCTCCACTTTAAGTCATCGCCGTTTCTTCTGAGTACTTTCATTTCCTGCACCTCAATTCGTAATCAACCGCTTCGTGCCCATTGGCGCTTACTATCGCCCATCTGTAAAGCCCCGTGTTTTTTCTAGTTTCCTCATTGGCGGGGTAACTTGTACATGCGCTTTTCCAAAAAAAGCCTTCATCTTTCTTTACAAGCACATAGCCAAGTTGTGGCATAAATTTCATATTTAGCGCATCAACAAATGATTGGGCGCTGTGGTCATATTTTGTCATTGCATCTCCTTTCGCATTTCCCGAACTTGATCCATGATCTTGTTCCACTCGTCTTTGTCCATATCAAGAATATCTAGCCAGCAAAGATGCGCGTCATAGCGTTTAAAATCCTCGTTGCCTAGCCACCGATCTTCTTCCAGTAGCTTTAGTTTCTTGTCCCGTGGCATTCCTTTGGTTGCCTTATCAAAATCCACCATAAAGTCAATGATGTGTACGATATGGGTGATGTGATAGCCAGCCCCCATCGCCATGTCAATCATCGCATCGCGTTCTTCTAGTGTGTTGCTCATGTGTTCTCCTGTGGCGGTGTGCATGTGTGAATTGTGGTCGGGTCAGCAGTGCGCTTGCCGCATCGTTGGCAGAAGTTGCGCTCCTCTGGCTGTGCCAAGGCGGCTTTAATTGCCCATCGAACATGCCTGCGCTCATGTGCATTTGTTTCAATGTACTCCAGCGCCAGATTCAGTGCTTCGTCTTTGGTCATATCAGCAGACTCCAAATCCAAAGCCCCGTAAAAAACACCGCCAGGCAGATCACCATCAGCACCACCAGCACAGCGCCCACCATTACACTGCCGATCACTTGCCAAGACTGAGGCACTGGCTCAATGTCATCGGGCACTGCCGGATACGCCTTGAGCTTGCGGGTTTCCAACTCTGCCGT